TGTCTTCGACAACTATGGGTTTTCTCAGCCCAAAAGAATAAAACATATAGACTTTGGTTTAAAAAGGATTGGAGGGTTTCTAACAAACTCAGAAAGAGTTGGTCTTCATGAATTTAATTCTTACAAAAGAGAATCGAATAAACAAGGTAATTCTAAAGACTTGATTTCATTAGCTAATTGTAATTAGGCTTGGGAGTACTCAATTTAAGAAACAAGCATCCTAAAGGGTGTTTAGTTAATAACCGTTTAAAAGGAGTTCCTCTATCGACTAAACTCGATAGTTTCCCTCCTAGAAAGATATTATGAATAATGAAATTTACAAAAAAATTTTTACAATATTTAATTGTTGATAATAATAATCAAGCAGAACTAATTGAAGATACAATAATAGGAGTTGATATTAATAGAAATTATCATATGATGATATTTAAATATAAGAATCGATTATATAGAAAATATTATAATTGTAATAAGTCGGGTGTATATCCATTACCACTTGAATATGATAATAATAAAATAGAATGTGAGGAAGTTATTATTGTAGAAAAAATAATGACTGTGTATGAAAATATAAAAGAAAGTGTAGGAAGATAACATGGAACATATAGAACGAATTAAATCAATCATCGATAAAGTTCACTTTTCTAATAATAAAGATAGAAATGTTATAGATTTTGATTATAATAGATTTGTTAAGGCTACTCAAATATTTTTGTATGATCAATTAAAAGAATTACCTTATAGCAAATTTCCAAAAATAAATATTATAATTGATTTAGATTTTGATACAGTTAACTAACAGGAAATCTACTAAATGACAAAAAATGAACAAATCAAACTATCTGGTAAGGCCACACGAAAGAGACATAAGTCCCTGTCTTGTAGAGTTTACGAACTAAAGTTTGATAAATCACACTTATCTAAAGGAAAATTAAACTATCTAAAACGTTTGTTTCTAGAAGCTAAGTGGTTGTATAATTGTATGTTAGGTACAGACGATCCTGTTAGTTTTAATACTAAAATAAACGAAGTTTTGATTTATGGAAAAGACAAACTCCCTGAAACTCGTCCGCTTAATATAATTTCTTCTCAAATGAAGCAAGGCATCCGAGAATGTCTATTTCACAGCATTTGTAGTCTATCTGCTAAAAAGAAAAAAGGTGCAAAGGTAGGTCGTTTGAAATTTAAGAGTTTAGTAAACAGTATATATTTAAAACAATTTGATAATACTTACAAATTGAAAGGTAGATATCTTAAATTACAAGGTTTTAAGAAGAGATTCAAACTTGAAGGTCTGGATCAGATCCCAGAAACTGCGGAAATCACAACTGCTAATCTTGTACGAAAGTGCGATGATTACTATCTCAAGGTAACTTGTTTCGTTCCGAAAGAAGAGCAACTCTTTGAAAATAAATCAGTTGGTATTGATTTTGGAATTAAAACATCTCTCACTTTCAGCGATGGTGAAAAGTATAACTTTCAGTTTCCAATTCCAGATGATTTGAAGAGATTACAACGCCAAAAGAAAAATAAATTAAAGAATTCCAGAAATAACAAAAAGCTAGATTCCAAAATGAGTATTAAATACAACAAGTTAAGTAACCAGAAGAAAGATGCTAAAAACAAAATAGTATCATATATCACGAAGAAGTACAAAATCATCTGCATTCAAGACGAGAACATCAAAGGCTGGCACGAGAAGTGGTTCGGTAAACAAGTACAACTCTCAATACTAGGAGGAATAATGAGTGATTTAAAGAAAAAATCGCATACTCTTAGTCTCGTAGACAGGTACTTTCCGAGTACACAACTCTGCCCAGTCTGCCATAATAGAAACAAAGAGTTGACTTTGAAAGATAGGGTGTTTGTTTGCAACTGCGGCCATCAAGAAGATCGAGACACCCACGCTGCTAGAAATATTCTGACTCAAGGTTTAAAACAATTAACAACTGATATGGGACGTACCAGTTTAATGCCTGTGGAGAGATTGACCTCTAACTTGGTTGCTATTATAGAACCTTCTCAAGTTGACCTTGTTGAAACAGGAAGCCACAACTTGAAGTTGTGGTAGTTCATTAGAAACAAAACCAGATGTATTTAAGTTTGATGAATTGGAATGGGAAGTTATGAAAAATAATAAGTACGATCGGATATGGGATTGCGGTAAATTAAAATTTAAACTAAAAGAAAGGGAGAGCTAAACTGACTCTCCCTTTTTTATACCAATATATAAATTATTTAATAAAAAAGTTTAATAAAATTTGTTCAACTATTCTTGTAGGATTTAGTGTTACATCGAGATGTATTTGCTTGGCTTTTAGTTCATATTCCGTGGCCCCGACATTTACACTAAAATTATACAAGCCCCTTTTATTTTGAATTACTTTTAGGAACTTATTTACTTGCGTTGAAATGGCTGACCATGTTTGAGCATCATTTTGTTCGAACAGAAAAAATTTGGAAAATTGTTCAATCGCCCTTTTAATATATAATACCAGTCGTATAATGTTCAAATCTTGCAGTGCACTTGGTCTCTTCTGGGTTGTCAATTGCGAAAACATTGTATAACCAACACTAAACTTAACTATAGGATTGATTTGTTTCAAATAGAAGTTATCACGCTCGCCTTGACGCGGACTAAATCGTAACTCTTTGATAGTACCTATTGTAGCCCTATTAAAACCAGCCGGTGCATACCAAACTTCTCCTACGTTGTCTGTATATGGAACAATGTTGGCCATATGATATATAGGACTAACCCAGATATCTCTACCCGTAAACGTATCATATACTTTAGAATAACTCTCATACAAAGCCATATATTTTGTATTATAAGTATGGTTATCATCTCTCTGTGTTAAAGCATCGGCAGGACTTACATTATCGCCATTATCAACTAATGCAACACAATCTTTTCTAGTTTGAACTAGAGTATATATTTGAGATTTAATATCTGTAGGATATCCACCATCTAAAACTATTGTAAAATAAGTATTTTCTGTATCTAAAATTTCATCTACATATAAACCAGTAGTAGTCTTTGATAACTCACCTTTATAAGCCTGTCCTAATATTTGAGTTGCTACAGAACCAACAATACCAGCCGTATCAAATAATGTACCAGTATTACCATTTTGAAGATTTATAGGACCACTAATAAATGGTTGAGAGAAATCAGCCTGAACAGTACCACTTACAGATGCAGCACATTTAGTCATATCAGCAGTACATTTTACATATCGACTGTATCTATTAATAACATCTTCGATGAACATACTTTCCCCAGAACCATCTAATCTAACAGGGTTAAAGGAAACCTCAAAGGAAGAAATAATTTCATATTGTGGATTACCTTCTTCGTCATCTTCAGATTGTCTTTGATAAATATCAACTACATAAATAAGATCATAATTTCCAACAATTGTAGGATCTGATAATTGTGGGTTTGAATGTTTGCTAATTTTGATTTGAAAATTATTATAATAATCGCCTCTACCAACTCCATAGAAAACAACACATGTACTAAGACCCGTTAATAATGTATCTAACTCACCGTCTGTATTAATTCCAGTATCACTTGTTACCGTAATTGTTGATGTGCCATCTACTCCAAAGGAACCTTCTTGTTCTGCCAATAGACTCAGATTAGAAAAGTCTGCATCGTCTGGTAGACATCTAATAACATAAAGAGAATCACTCTCTCTTAGAAAAGATCCTGCTATATAAGGACCCTGTCCATATGATTTTCCAGCATAGCCAATATTTGGCTCACCAAAATCAACATAAAAATCTTTTGCATTTGTTTGAATAAGTTTGTTATCTGGACCTTGCTCAGATATGATTGGAATAAAACCTATTGTAGAAGGTACTCCACGAACATACTCTGAAAGGTCTATTATTTTGGTATATACACCAGGGGATACGTTTGCCATAATAGTCTCCTTGTTAGGGTTTTTTTAATATTGTAAATTAAAATGTTTATCCTTAATGTCTTTATAGTTTGTCCTTTTAAATAAATTTTAAAAAAATAGTCGAAATTGTTTTTATAAACAAATAGATATAGGAATTATAAAATGAAAGATTTAATTGAAGACTACCATCTACATGCAAGTTCTATAGATGGAGCAAGAACATATATAGATTATCTAAGCAGAATTGCAGAAGAACACGGTAAGGAGTTTAAAATAAGTTTTTCTCAACACGACAGCTTTGACTTTTATCACAACTTTCCCTTAATAGATTATGGAGAAAGTTTGAATATAGAAATAATACCCTCTATCACATTTGTATCAAAAGAAGGCATAGAATCTATAATTATTAATCCTAAAGAAAATGCATTAAAGTTATTATCTTATAGGATTAAGAAACAATGTAATAGAATTTGTAATATATTATATAGACTAATGGATATGAAAATATATATAACCCCCAAGAAATTATTACAAAGTATAGGTAGGAGTAATATGGAGGACTTATATATTATAAAGGATGTTGATATATTAAATATTATGGTTGAAGAAGAAATTGAGGGCTGTGAAACAATTGATTCTGCTAATTCTAACTATCTATCAAGAGCAAATCTAAAAAAATTATATCCTAGTTTTGAAGAGATTATAAACTATTTATCAGATGAGGATGTTTCAAAACCAGAAAATTTATATATTGCAACACCAACTCTTTATTTAGAATATATGCAATTTCTAAAAGATAGCCAATTAAGAGATTTATATAATAAATGTAAACAAATTAAAGGGATTATAATAGATCCAAGTAAGATGGTTTGTGAGTTGGAAGATTTTTTCACATCAAATGAGAAGGAAATTAAATTTGGTACTGGGAGGACAGTAGATTAATAACAAATAAGGAGAGCCTTTTAATAGGCTCTCCGATATTATAATCCTAAAAAATTTTTTTGTCCTATTTACAAACTGGTTAATACGAGTTAACTTTTTTAGAAAAAAATGTACCATGAAAACACTAATTCTCTGTCCGCATTCTTTCTAATAGTAGAAAAACATACTCTTGCAAATAGTTCAATCTCACCAGACGCTGGGGGATCACCTACTGTATTTTTATTACTTGTGAACAAACCAGCTTCTGAAATATCTTGATAATCTTCTGGATCTGACCCACCATTGCACTCATTAGATGCAATGGTTACTTTTACCAATCCTATCAAAACACTATCACTAGGATTAGTCACACTATTAATGTCTGTAAAAGATGTACCATAAACAGTCTCAGTAACATCTGTATCATGAATCAAGGCAGGATAACCTGAATCAAAATCATGATATTCTTTAGCATCAACGGTTATATACCTAGAACCAGAATCTATAGAACCATGTGTATTTAATAGATAATCAGGAAGAGCTGGACTAGTAGGTGTTAATGGATTACCACCAACTGCACCACCCGTACCTACTGCTAACCATGATATATATCTATCTTGCCATGCTCTGTCACCAAACCCTTTATTGAATGCTCTTTGTAGTAACCAATCTCTACCTCTATATACTATGAGATTGCTAGTATCTTCAACTAGATATAGCTTACTATCTCCGACTTTTCTTTCATGGATCATAACACGACCCCTGGGTTTCAGATTATCCCCTCCGGATACAAAAACATCTTCTAAATTTTTTCTTTGGTTATCGTTTATACTGATAGGAATTCTTTTTACCATTTTTAAATCTCCTTTTTTTTGATAAACACTATTTTGGTTTAATGTTTAATTAATAATTATATTCAATTATAGTACCAGTAGATATTATTGTTTCTTTTATATGTATACTATCTCTAGTCAAAGAATTATCAAATTGTGTACCATCTGCTTCTACAATCGGTAAATTAATACTTGTTATTAGATCATGTTTTGCCACACAGTCTTCTATAATTTTTTCTGCAATAACATAAGAAAGATCATCCCAACTATTCTCATCTAATTCTGGATTTAATACACGATTATGTGTTAATAAATTAATACTTGTTGTCATGTTATGATCTGTCTCATAATTATCCATAAATCTTTCTGAAACACTATGAGAAAAAATATCCCAGTTATACTCATCTAAACCAGGATTTAACACGCTATCTTTCATAATATTAGATATAGGTGAGATTATTAAGCTGTCTCTTGATAAACCATTATCAAATCCAAACGTACCATGTTCTACAGGCATTTGTTTTATCAAGGGATACATTCTATCTAAGTGTGTTAAATTGTCTTTTGCGACATTACCTATGGGTGAAATCACTATACTATCTCCCAATATATAGTTGCCATATCTTTCTACGGGATCTTGTTTTAATGAACATTTAAATATATAATTTAAAAGTACATTGTCATCATTTTTTATTACTTGTGACATGGCTATGTCTGCAAAATAATCCCTTACTAAACCATAATCTAATCCTTGATAATTTATTTCTGCTAACATCTGATTTATTAATAAACTATGATTATCATTTGTATTTACTTCATTCGCTACACTGTGTAATATTTGCTGAAATATAGTATCATTCATAGAAAGGTTGACATCATCCCTATTCATCTGATAAACACTATTTATACACATGTCTCTAATAATAAAACTATCTAAGTCTTTTTGATCTATTAACAAAATATGACCATCTGTTATAGTTAATTTGTTTATTGGATTATGTGATATTTGTTGAAACGTTTCATCCTTAAGAAAGAAACTAGCATCGATATTTAATCTCTGGGTTATAGTACTTTTTATTATATCCTCTAGTGCCTCACGATCAAATAAATTTTGATATATTGATATCATATTATTATCATCTGTAGATACAAAAAGCTCGTGTATCTGTGATACACTAAAAGAAAATATATCATGTAAATAGTTATCTAAATCTGTTACTGAGTCATAAAGTTTCTGTGTTATAAAAAAGCTAACACCATCTTCTGCCAACCCCATGTTAAAACCAAGTTCATCAATATACCCATATTCTCTTAATATTTGATTTACACTATCATTATATGCATCTTTTTCTAATTGAGAATCACCTAATCTATCATCTATTGCTAATGTTGTTAAAAAATCTCTTATCCTCGTTCTATAAGGCTTGAAGAAATCTATAACTTCTTTGAGAGAGTCCTCTATTGGTGCATCTATAGTAAGATAACTAATAGGATATTCCATTATGTTTATTATCTCCATTAGATAATATTCTAGATCATGTAAGAAATCTTCTAATAAACTATCTCTCTCACCATTAGCTATATAACTGTCTATTTCTGCTTTAAACCCTGAATTTATCAGTTCTAATTCTGGTCCAGGATCACGAATAATATTGTTTATAGAATGTTCTGCAACTAACCCTGTAAACCTATCTCCTCTTTTGGTTAAATTTATATCTCTCTCGTCTCTTGTTAATGGCCTTTTGTTTATATTGTTGTATTCATCTATAATCAAACCATAATCAACATCGTCTATATCATCTCTAGCACCAGTATTATCTGGGAGATCAAGTGGTGCATATTGTCCTTGATAATATAAATGATTTCCATCATTGGAGTCTGTAGAACTGTTGAACAAATAACAAATAGCCAATGTTAATTCTAATAAGGATACATCTGTAGTAATATTTCTTAAAGAAACATCTCTATTAAGATCTCCTGTAGCTTGCCAATATTCATATGATTCTTGTATCTTTCTATTTAAAATAATTAGAGCAGTATTAGATCCCATAATACTTACAGTTGCTTGTAATGAGATATGTGAGGTTATAGAAGGAAGCGTTATCTTTGATGTATTATATAGTAGGTTTAATTCTGCCTCTGTTAATTGCCATAATGGATCGTCTAAAATAAAATTATAATATGAAATTTCTGTGCTTAATAGTTGGTTATCTCTTAATCCTTTTGGGTATATAGGCAGCGACTTTGCAAAATAAGTTCCTTCTGCATTTCTTTCTATCCACCATTCTGATAATATTACATTGCTTAATCCAAAATATGTTTGGAGAGCACTAACCAAAACAGAAGGAGTTCCCTTTTTATGATAAAGATTTATTAGATCTAGAATAAATTGTGCTTTTCTAGTTGAGGATATTATTTTATGTGGATAAGGAAAACCAAAACTTTTTATCATTTCATCCAATGCTTCGGATTGCATATTAAATGGATCTGTTCCTTGTTTTGTTTGAGTAATATATGTTCTATGAGAAGAATACCAATCTATTAAAAACTTCCTGAGTCTTTTGTGATCATTAGTAGAAAATGCAGGCTGATCTATAACAGTTTCAAAATACGATTTTACCTTTTGTTTTTCATCATATGCCAATTGCTTTTTTTTATAATCTAGATCAGGATATTGTAGTAACCATTCTTGAACATCTTCTAGCTCATCGTTATTAGTTCCCTTTAGCCACTCCAGCAACTGAAAAAATAAAGTTATTTCTTTATCACCATTTGCCACTAGAACAATCCTCCATCAATCATCCATGACATAACTTCTTCATATGGTACACTGTCTATATATGGGGTTTTCTCTTCGTCTCCTGGTTCTATATCAACATAATATTCCATTACGATAGTATCCCCTTCTTTTATATCTAAATTTTTACCGTGCCATCCCACCTTAGTAAAAAAACAACCACAATCACCATCCCAAATTCTGTATAGATCATATTCTTCTTCATATACCAATTTTCTATCATTCCACCATACCCATATATCTAGGTCATATGTTGGTGTTGACATAGGTGCTTGTTCGTCTGTAATCATGTCTTCTGTTAACACAATAGCATCATGTACTAATCTCAATTCTAGCAAATTAGCATCTATTACAAATGACCAGTTTTTCATAGATTTATAGGCTTCGTTTACAACATATGTTTCAAATAAATTTTCCAATAATATATCTTCTGTACTTAGTGTTTCCAATGTATTAAATGCATCGTATTCATTAAATACCATTATATCCAGATATATATAAATCAACTTAGAAAGAGTTGTATTTAGTACGTCATAATCAACATCATCAAGAGTTATCTCAATATCTTTTCTATAGTTTAATAACTTATCTAACATTACAAAATCATCAGATTCTAGAGAAAATATATTTATATCATTTGTAGAATCTGTAGATATATAACATTTTATAAGAGATGAAGATGATTGTAACCTCTCCCTTATATGTTTAGAGAAAGTTGTAATCGGAACCTCTTTTAATCTATAGTTATAATCATTTCTATTGAATACTTGAGAGAAAAGTAATTCTAGAAATGAACCTTCTGGAAATTTAGAACTATCATTTTCTAAAACTGGTATCTGAAAATCATATACTGTTAATTCTCCTCTACTATTCCAATAACTCTCAACACTGTGATCTAATTCTGGTATATACTGATAGTAACTCATATAATAGCCTCTTTTTTGTTGAAAGTCTTCCAATTGTTTGTACAATCAAATGCTTCTAATCCATTTCTAGTCAATGCATATGGAACAACATATGCCCCTCTAAAAGTTGTAGGTGTTAAATCTAGATTTATTTCAGATCCTTTAGGATTTTTTTTATTCACTAAATATTTATTACTAAAATCAAACGACAATAATTTAATCAATAATTTTCTAGACACATCTATATTCATATTTTTATTAATATGAAAATGAATATGATATCCTTTAGAAGTAGATATTATTCTATGTGTTTTAATCATACCTATTTTTGATATAGATGAATTTAGAATATCATTTATACATTCTTTTAATTGTAATTCATTAACAGAAGGACCTGGATCTATATCTATAACCCATGTGTTTGTAGATTTTCTTTGTTCTACAGATATCGATACAGTTCTCCCTGATATTATCTTATCATAGTTATTTACTGTTAATGTGAAAGGTGCATTCAATACCTTTCTTTTAACTATAAACTTATTTAGTTCTGTAAAAATAAATAATATAACTGGTCTCTTATCAATTTCTTTTAAAATTTCACTTTTGTTTTTTTGATAATGTACCCATACTCGTCCTTCTGTTAAACCAGATGTATAATATTTATTATTAAGAATTGTTGTTTGTGGTATGGTTGGAATCGACATTACTTCTTCAACCCTTGTCTTATATCATTTGCCTTTTGTAAATACTTTTTTGCCTTTTTTAATCTTTTCTTTTTCGTGCTTTTGCATTTTTTGATATCTGTTTTGGTTTTATTAGTTTTTTCACAATTTTTCATCATAGACTTTATTTCTTTGATGGAATCTTTTATCTTAGAAATATTTCTTTTAACAATGAATGTATTATTCTTTTTTTTCATTATCTTATCTAAAAAAATCTTTACTGCATATCCTTCTTTTTTAATCAGACTATCTTCTATTTCTTTTTCAAGTTTTTCTTTTTGAGGATCTAATAATTTATCATCAGCAGGGGATTCATATGATGCAATACAATCTACTGATGTTATTTCTTTTCTTATCCATTCTTTTGAAAACATATTTATCCTCATATGAAAAAGCTGGGGTCAAGGTTTACTCGACCCCATACTTAAAAAATTATTATTGGTTAAAAAATATTAATATTTCGCCATTTTTTCTTTCCATCTATTCAATTCTTTTTGAGCAGATGCCATACACCGGTCTGGGTTTCTTGCATCTTTACAATTCTTCATCTGTCCTTGAATTGTTCTCATGGCAACTTGTGCTGCGGCTTTATTACACTTGCTCAAAGAATCACCTTCTAGACCACCACATTGTGACTTTTTCTTTCTCCATGCCAATGCAGCAGCAGTAGCCAATGCAGCAGCAGTAACACCAGCAATAGCACCACCTTTTCCTAGTTTGCCCATTGATTTCCATTTAGCACCTGCTTTACCAGGAGCAGCCTTTATCATACCATATCCAGCCGTTGCGCCCTTTGCAATACCTTTACCAGCAGCAATGGCACCCTTCTTAATAGCACGTCTGCCTCTGAGAATGCCCATATCAACAGCGTTTACGCCCCTGAGAGCAACCCTACCAACAGAAGTTTTGGCAATACCCTTAGCAGCACCAGTTGCGCCCTTTGCAATACCTTTACCAGCAGCAGTTGCACCTTTCTTAGCACCACCATAAGCAGCCGTTGCTCCCTTTTTAAGACTAGTCCTACTGGTCTTTAATAAAGATTTTTTCTTTTTAATTTTATCTTCTGCTGTTTGTAAAAATCCTGGTTTCTTTTTTTCTAATAGTTCATAATCTTCTAAAACCACATGAAATAAAGGTTCGTTATTCGTCTCTGCTAAAATATTATAACCCATAACAATACTAGTTATTTCATCTAAAGAAGGAACTAAATTATCAACACCGACTTCTTCTAAAGTCTTGATAGCAGCTTCTAAAACTTCATCTCTTTCTTCATCTTCGATACCATATCCTTCATAAATCTCTTCTAGGTGTTCATTTATTATATCTTCATTTGTAACCTCTCCCAATACAGATTCTTTTAAAGACATTGCTTCTAATTCTCCATCATTTGCCAAAGAGAGTGTCAATGCTACTTCGTAAACTGGTAATGATACAGGTGTGTGATCTTCGCCACCAAGATCATATGTATCATCTATAAAACCAGCAACCTCTAGAATAGGATGAATAGTCTCGGTCATAAATGTATCCATTTGTTCCTTTGTGAACTCTGCGTCTTCGACTATCATAAGATGGTTTAGTTTAACATCATCCGAAATAGAACTTTCCA